CAGCCTAGCTCAAGACCCTGGGGGCGAACCCTCCAGAAGCGATTACCTAATATTACCAGATGGGAAATGAAGGCCCATCGGCTCCTTAAAGAGTATCCAGACCCTGTGGTCTTTTCACCGCAGGGAACCTTCCAGAATGAAGGTATTTTAAAGAGATATTTGAATTCTCAGCTATAGCGGCTCAAAAGAGTCTGATGCTAGCTTTCAACATATATTCTTTATTATTCCTTTCATTCTACTCAATAAGGGGTAGTGTTAAGTAACGCTTAGTTTTAGCTAGGCGCTCACTCAAATAACTCAGAGTGACGGAGTAAGAGCTAAAGGTATGGATAAACCCAGCACTCTTAACCTCTGGATGAAGCTAAAAGTATGGGTAAACCCAGCACTTCAGATAGAGAGTAACCTCCAGAATTCTGAACTTATTATATCTTACTACTGATTATAATCTAAGGCCTCAAAGGGTTCGTACCCTAAGAGTCATTAACCTTAGATCTCATAAGATTAACTTTGTTCTTCTTTCTAGATTCAGCTTTACGTACTCTGAAATACTTCTCTCTTTGTTTTAATTTATCAGGATGTCACTTCGCAACAAGCTTATCAAAGCCTGTTGGAGCGACCTCTCCGACAAATTTTCATTGAGGATGAATCTCATTGTAGCGTAATCTGACTAGGTATAAGAACCATTTCGTCAGTTGAGACTCAGCAAGTGAGATCGAGTGCGCGGCTCTTAAGGATAGAATCTCATCTGCTACAAAATACTTGGAAATACCCAATTCGAAAATATTAAGTGATTCATCATTAGACGAAAGTCTTGCGATGTAATCGACTTGTTGACGAAGTAAAGTATTCAAGCAAAATATAGCAGGATAACATTCTCTTCTTAAGGCTCTGTATGGCTGGTTACCCAAGTCTGGGAAAGTCTCCAAGAATGGCTGATCTAATTTCTTAGAAATTATTTCAACGTTTGAAAAGACTCTCTCAATATCCTTTTCTACTATTGCCACTTTAACCTGCTGGATTAAATCCAGTACTATCTCAGATGAGGTAGAGGGCATAAACAACCCTGGTTGAAGTGACGGTACTCCAAACTCTTGTGTTACAAAGTTCAATAAAGAACTGCATAACATTTCGAGTCTCGGGTGCCATAAAGAGGAATTATCGATAAACGAAGTGTTAGCTTGATTCCTAATGAATAAATCATTATTAATCTTGACAACACTCCTAGACCTAGCAAGCTTCGCAGTATTACTGTGCATGACTTGCTTGGCCAAATCGGTAATATTCTTTATATAATAGAAACATTTATAGAGCTTTATTGGTCGAGTAGAATCTCTACCAAAGAACTCATAAATGCGGGATATAAAACCCGGTCTCCCTTCCAATGAAAGAGTCCAACCGTGCTGTTGTTGATTCTCAATGAACTCATGAAGAAGAGAATATCTTTTCCATGTTTCAATGAGACCTCCAATACTATACCCTGTGATTTCTACACCGCGATGTACCCATCTCTTGGCAAATTCAAATGTGTCTACAGACACATGAGTCTTTGCTTCAGAAATTGGCATATCCAGTATAGAGCACAAGATCTTATATTGAAGGGCAACAGCCTCATTGGCAATAACAATGTCATCACCTAGTAAGACATAGTCCCTAAAGAATCGGTTAAAGCCGGCTCTTATAGAGGCTAGTTGAACTATGTAATGATGTGTTAAGGCCATGACGGCTCAAGAGCTATACGCCCCCATAGGTTGTCCAGTATTATAACGATAATACTGTCCACCCTTGGGGTCCAGGAACTCAGTGCTGGTTAACAACCGGGCCCAGGCTTCAGATTTCTCCTTCCCTATTACCGATTGAATAACCTTTTGTTGTAAGACAATAGGCATTCTATCAGTAGCAGCGGATAGGTCGAAACTAAAGTAAGGACCGCAAGAAGGAAGTTTTGAAATAAAACTACCTTGATCATAGGTACAATCAGACTTTATTTTCTTTAACAAATCCATTAAATGGAAGTGTAAAGGACGTAAGGCTGTTTGAGACCAATAATCAAGAATAGCAATAACTCTTGACTTTCCCTCCTTGTCACTGAAATAACTTAATTTCCTAGGTCATTGCGCAGCTTTCTTATAAATTCTTTCTCATATTTCCACAAATGAAAGTCCCTTAATTGGAGTCCGCATGTGCGCCTTCTTTATTTGGAAACCCAGCTCATCACCTCCTATAGATATTATATCTTCTATAGTTGATTGAGATAACGAGGTAAGATCCTTTGGAGAATTTGCCATTGCAGGCCCATTAGGTCCTTTCTTTGTAGTAAAATGGAAAGATTTAAAAGAAAGCGGAGTCTCCTTAATCTTCAATCGACGACAGATTTCTTGATGGACAGCTTCAGAAATTTCCGGAAGCTTTCCAGTTCAAGGATCCGTTATCGTGTCAGACTTAAGTACTGCTGGTAGATGAAAGGCCCGGCCCATACTAAATAGAGTATTATATACTCTTAAAACATTAAAGTATGTGCTAGAATCCTTATCCACCGTCAGTAGATGGTTTTGCATGAATTCAAGCTGTTTTGGAAAACCGCTTGAGTTTAATACAACCCCATCCAGACTTTCCAGTGGCTTACCACTGAGGTATCTTGTAAATGCCAGTCTCGTAAGTTTAAAGTACGAGATTGCATCTGCAAGACCTCTGTGTTTTGCCCTCTGGACTCAAAGATCTAGATATAACTCAACTATCTGTTTTAACTCGTCACTAAGAGTTAAATAAGAGGTTAATACTATCGGGATTAACTTCCGTATTTGTATTAATTTCATTATTTGATTTTTAGTAGCAGATTAAAATAGATAATAAGTTCATATCCATGTGGCAGACCGCCTCCACTACTCACCAAGTGGGGCGCTAACCCAAATGGGAATAGAGTTATTGTTTCCAAACTCTTAAGTCGACGGTAAGGTCTGTACTAGAAGAGACCCGACGTAGTTCATCTTTAGATAGATGAGGTTGAATGTCCAGGGAATTGGGCTTTAGTCCCTAAACTGGTTGCCCTGTTGAGAATTTCTTCTCCAGAGTCCAGTACTTTCCCTCTTTATCCTTGTCAGTACCAATTAGGGTTCACCTTAAGAAGTAACTAGACCAGAAAGGCCTAGGCATCACTTTTGATACCTATGGAACTTCAGCGTCTAGCATTACCGATTGAGGTTCACTCTAAACTGTTGCAATGTAATACTACATTGTCAGCACTCCGGTCCTGCTAGGGCTTCTTTACGAAGTCCCAAGGATGAGCATTTCCTCCCTATCCGTATGGATGACCTAGGAAAGGTCAAATCTACACAGATCTGTGGATATGGGGTGTTTGTAATTTAAGCTCTCTGCACCCAGCAGAGCGGCCTATGTCAACACCTCCTGCTTTTATTCGAAGGTGTCTCCCAAGACACGAAAGTGTTCTTG